GGCTTCGGGAAGTCGAGGAGACCTTACTCTCGGAGTCATAGGTCGAGCCACTACTCTCTTCACCAAAGTATTCTGGGAACTTGCCCTGTACTCGCCGGTCAAGTTCTTCATAGTATTCATCGCCTTCCGGGTCAAACCCTTCCTGACGAATCATTTTTTCGTGTACGCCATAAGCATACGCGGTCATTTCCATGTGGTCTTCTGACTGAAACCACTTGTTATTATCAGCCCAAGACATCGCTTTCTCACTGGGCTTTCTTATTTGTTGCTGAGCCTGCTGAGCCTGCTCTTGCTGTTGCCTATATGCTTGTTGTTGTTGAGCAAGGACCGCGTCATCTGGCAACGGCTTTCGTTGCTTGTATTGATTGCTACGCTGAGCAATATTGCCAAGTTCATACTGAGCATGATTGAGGGCTTTTTGAGCCGCAATCTGATTGTCAGTGTTCCCTTCCTCAACCGCCTGACGGTAAGCCATCTCTGCCTGAGCAAGAGCCATTGTCGCCCGTTGCTCTGACTGATTGATTAACGTGCCTTCCCCTTGATGGAGGATACGTTGGAGGTTGCGATTCTGCTCTGCATACTGCTGAGCAACTTTAACCGCCTCTTCCCGCAAACGCTCTGCGTCTTCACGCAAGCGCCGTTCTTGATGTTGGTCATAACGGAGCTTATTAATTCGCTTCTTGACCTTATCGCCATAGCCCTGAAGCTCGTCATCGTTGTCGTCGCCAGCAGGTTCCTTTGACTTCGCAATTGGTTTGCGGTCTTCGGGTTCTCTGTCGTCAACAACCTCGATGTCCATATTCGGGTCGGAGCTACCCTCGTTCGGCTTAGTGCCGATCTGGGTTCTGACACCAAGGAATCTCTCCTCGTTTGTCATGGACTCCTGTTCCGCTTCCATGTGATCTTCGCTCATGCTTTTTCAATCCCCCGTGGGTCGTCAACTACAGCCTCTACGCTGTCATCGTTGATTAGTCGAAACTCCTTACCATGCACCTTGAATCTAGTGCCGCTATAGGACCGCATCAATACCCAGTCACCCTCTTGACAATAGGGGCCATTGGGAAATCGCTTTTCGTCCTTGTAAGCATCTGCTCCCACCTTGAGCACAAAACCGCAAATGGAACCAACCTCTTCCACCTTGAGTGTTTCATACGCCTTGATGATGCCGCCTTCCGTTTTTTCGTCGGGGGCGGGCAGAGCGATAAGTAATTTATAACCTTTGGGTTCTGGAAGCTGTTTGGCCTTCTCTGGCTCTTCCGTCATGTTCACATCCTTGCACCGAAAACTGGCGTTCGGAGTCGCCTTGCATTGCGTTACGCAACGAAACTATTCTTGATCCATCCTTTTGTTTAGATCAAGAAGCTCTCGCTCGGCATAGGCTAAGCCTTCTATGATGCCGGTACATCGAGAGTAATCATTCATGTCCCTGCAACCACCGCCAGCGATGTGGTCCGTTACCTCATTCATGTGGTCTCGGAGCATCGTTTGTAGTGCAGATAACAAGTTATGGGAAGCGCGTTCAGTCATTGTCGAGTAGGTCTCTCACTAGATTAAATCCAGACTTAAACCCTTCAATCTCTTCGCGAGACTGATTGCCATCCTCGGCTGTCTTCATCTTAGCGGCTAGCTTCGCCGCCTCGATGCGCTCTTCCGTTTGGAGTTTTTCCATGTCGAATGCGGCCTTTCCTTGGGCCTTTTGTAGATCGGCCTGTATCTTGGCCATCTCTGTCTGAGCCTTGGCTTGCGCCGCCTGCTCCTTGATCTGTAGCTCTCGCTGTTGCATCTGAATAACAGGGTCTTCCTGCATCTCGGCATTTTGCTCAGCCTGAGCCATCTGTTGCGCCTTACCAGTAACCTGAGCCGCCGCTGGAGCAACCAGCTTGGCAATGCGTAACTCAATGTCTTCTGGCAGGGACTCGCCCGCAGGAGGCAATTGAACGCCAAGCTCTTTCTCTATCTTGGCGCGATACTCAAAAGCAACGTGCTCCGCGATGTGAGCGGCCATTGCCGCCTGAGCCGCACCTGCCGTTGGGCTTTGCTCCATAAGGCTTGCTATCTGCGGGTTCTCCATCAGTGACATGTGCACTTGAATGTGCGCTTCGTGGTCTTGATAGATGAACGCCTTAACAGGCTCGCCATTAATCATATTCATGTTTTCACTAACAGGGTCTGTTGGCTTGATATCGTCCTCAAGCGGCACAACCTTGTCTGCGTCTTGAATGCCGAGCACCTCTAACATCTGACGATGCAGTAACGGTACGTCGTAAATCTGAGGAGCTTGAGAAGCAAGCTGTAATGCCGCCTGATACTGCATAATCCGCTGGGCCATCGTGCCCGCATTGGGGTCGCTAACCGGGATGATGTCTACGCGATCATCAAAGTCTGACGCCACCAAAGGCCCGGCATCCAGATCGTATGGGTAAACCTCTGGCCCATAGTCTCTAACCAGACCGGACAGTATCTTTAGCTCTCTGGATACCGCGTGATGAACTCGGCTTTGTACGGCGCTCATCACCTTCATCTCTCGCTCAAGTATGGCAAGGGTTGTGCCTACGGGAGCCTCTCCGTTGATATCAGACGCCTTAACGTCTGCGGCAGAAGCAAACCGTCGTCCCTCCTGCACAATATCACCCAGCAACTGGTACAGCACATTGCTTGGCTCTTTGTAGGGCAGGAAGGTTATGTTGTCTCGTATAGCGCCGCTTGGAACATCAACGTCCCTAAACTCTCCCGGCATAATCGGAGTGTCATCGCCCTTGATTCTCAGCCCGCGAGACTTGAGACCGCCGGGTAAGTTGGACAAGGTGCCAGCATCTACAAGCTGTCTGAGAATGGACGTGGCCGACTTAGAAAGCCCGCCAATCATGTGCACTAATCCAAACCCATAAAAGCCAAGGCCCGGAAGATACTGATAGTGGACGTAATGTTCACGTCGTAGTTTGTTCGGGTCATCTTCATACCAGTTACGCCGAACTGATAGGATCGTTCTAGATGACTTGTCAATCGTAACAACGTAAGGCAGGGCAATACCTGTTGGCTCGCCGCCGTCCATGTCCTCAAAACCCGGTAGGTCAATGTCTACCTGCATCTCCAGCAGAGTATGCCGAGTATCGTACTCGTAGTTTTCTGAGTCGCCCGTCAGTCTGTTGTACTTGGCCTGTATCTCTGACAAGTCGGGAGTAGGCGAGGGAAGATCAACGTCGATATAAAATCCAGCAACCTGCAATTTGCGAATCTCATTCGCTGTGCGCTTCATCACATGGGTAGCGCGCTCGCAAGTGGTAAGGTCAGAAGCCCCGTAGCTAACAACAAAGTCTTCTGCGGGAACGAACATCGCGCATGGGCGTCCCATTGTGGGGTCGTAATACACTTTACGAAATGCCGAGCCAGCGATAGGCAGAGAAAATAACAGCTTCTCCGTCTCAGTCCTGTACTCCGTCATGCGCTGAGTAATAAGGTAGTTCAGATAATTCTGTACACGATGAGCCTGCTTGCTCTTTTCGTCGTCCAGCTTACCTACTATGCTGGTCTTAACAGGACCGCTAGCAGGATAAACCTCTTGAATGGTTTGCGCTTGAAAACGAATGACCGCCTCGGAAAGCATAGGGTGAAAAACACCACACGCCCCCTCCCACGGGGTAGACCGATCCTCAAACTTCAACCCCAGCAGGTCAAGCCCGCGAATGTAAGAGTCTTCCCAGTCTGCTCGGCTGTTGCGATCAGCTTCAAAAGCACCAACAAGCTCAGAGGACAGAGAGTCTAGCTCTGCATCAGACAAGTAATCTACGAGATTGGAGTCGTGGTTGGCTATCATCGCAGGCAGAGACGAGCCAAAGTCAATCGTCACCCCTCCGTCTTCGTCCATAACGCTGACCGACTCTGGGTTTTCAATCACAATCTCAAGTTCGGGGTCCGACATCGGACCTCCAAGCGGCATAGACGCCTTGTCAATTGCCATTTAGCCCATCTTCTTAGAGTGCATTGTGCCTTTAGTTGCCGCGCCACAACCCCGAGTCTTCATGCTCGTCTTGCCGCCCTTTGAATAACCCTTGGTTTTGCCGCCCTTAAAGTAGCCTTTTGTCTTGGGGGTCATTCCGCCGGCCTTCATCTTGCCTTCACCGTCAGCCGCATAGAAGGGAACCATTTGATCGCCCTTCTTAACCATCGCTAGCTTGCCGCCTTTCGCGTACATCTTAGACATTTTGTTCATTCGTCACCTGCATATATGTTGTTGAATACTCGATTCGCATCCAGCGTGTAGTCCAAGTCGGACTTAGAGTAATGAATGTGCTGAGATGGCCTAAAGTCTGGTGCCCCACTGCCGGTTTCAAACCAAGCCGGGTGCGTGACTCTTACCCGATTGTTGGGAAGCGCCACTATGTTGCCTGTCCACGGACCAGCATCCAGTAGCTCCATCACATGACTTTGCTTGTGCTGGGCGGGGTCATCCGCAATTTCGCTGTCTGTGTAATCTACCGTGAACATGTACTTAGCTGGGAAGAGTTGATCGTCTATCTTCGCCATCCAAGGACAAGGAGTCGCCCTGTCCAGCACATACACGCTGTGCTCTCTTGATGAGCAGTCCCAAGGCTGTGCCGCATACACCGGCATAGGCTCAGGCCATTCCTCGAAAGGGGTATCAGCCACTAAAGCGGTAACGGGCATTCTTGCCCACATCGCCCCGCCGTGCACATTCGGCTCTTCAGAGTCGTAGGTTTCAGCGCCAGTAAAGATAACCTGAAAGCTCAAGCATCTGTTTGGCATTGCCGTCACTGCAATCGCCATTGCATGCAAAAACTCACCATGATATTTATGGTGGTTGTGTGTGTACTCGCGTCTCACCCAGCACTTGAAGTGTGGGATGTTACTTTGCAAAAAAGCCATCAGCCAGCCTCCCCGTAGAACCGCTTCTCCCATTCCCTATGACGGGCAAGCGGAACTTTATAGTACGGTAAAAACCGGCCAATAAATATAAAAAACTTGTTAAGAGCATGGAGCGGCCAAGGCAACGGCCTCATATAATCCATAAACAAAACAACCCTCGGGTGATCCGTAAGGTTGATTGCGAAGTGGGTGTAGGTGTCATCAAAGACAACTACCTCGCCATCCTGCCACTGATACTCTTCCCCCATCACAGAGAGGGTGCACCCCTTACCATCGGTAGGGATGTCTACGCCAAGGTGCATTCTAAGCACTCCAGACCACGGGCCTTCATGCGGCGTAAGCATTTTGTTAGATTCTAGTATTGAGAAGTAGGCAGAGACAATGTTCTTGTCGCTATCCACTATCTTCATGGTCTCGGGAAACTGCTCACAGTTCCTGTCAAACCTAATATTGTTCGACTTTAGGAAAAACATCTTCCACTTGTCATCGTTAGAAATGCTTTTTTGCTCAGGACTAATATCTTGAAACAGCGGAAAGTCCTGCATTCTAACTCTAGCACGATCAAACTCAGCCCTAATAACGCTGTATCCGTCTGACAATGCCTTGCTTGCTGGGAAACTCTGAGGATTAAAGAACGCAGGCCCACCTAATCTTGAGTGTCGCCTAAAGATCGGTCTCAGCCAGTGCTCTATATTGGCCACTTTATCGTGCCAATTATGATCCATCAGTAGTAATCTCCACGCCTCGTGTAGTCTACCGGCTCATCTGGCTCGTCTGTGTGTAGCGACAGAAAGCCACCTTGACGGAATCTCAGCAAGGCTTGCGTGGAAGAATCCACCAAGTCGTCATGTTCTCCAGAGGGGAACGATGCAAACTCTTGGATGGTCTCTTCCGCGAATCTAGTTTGTGGCGCCCAGACAAAGCCTGACGCAAACAAGTCAGCAACAGCGTTTACTCTTGCTATCTTGTCATTACCACGGGACGGCGTGTACTCCGCAACAGGAATACCCATTGCCCGCAGTTCAAAAATGAGTGGCATCCCTGCCGCTTTAGCTTCCACTATGAATGCGTCTGGTTGCATTTCAGCCCACAGCTCATAGGCTTTGCGCTTCAGTTCTGGGAACTCAAGACGTTCTTTATAAGCATCCAATAGGATGATGTTGGGTTTAGTAACCCCTTCGTCGTCGGGTGTGTAAAACACGCCCCACGTTGTGCATGCAGAATAGTCCGAGCGTTGCGTCTTTAAGAACGCAGTATCCCAAGATTGGATAATAAATTCGCATGGGGGAGGACGATCCATGTCCCACACTCGCCACCATTCTCGTTTGATTAGCGCGCCCTCTTCGGACGTTGGGTTTTGCTGATACTGTGCGCTCCACTTGGGAGCGGGTAGTTCACTACGCAGAGCCTCTAGCTCTGATTGACTCCAGAACTCAGGCCACAAGGGATTACCCGATGGCATGATTGCTGGAAACTCTATGACCTCCCACTCGTCGCTACCTGCGCGCTGAGCGGAAGACTTAATAATCTTTCCGGTTAGGTCTCGCATGTGCCAGCGAGTCATCACTACTACGATAGCGCCGCCCGGTTGCAGTCGCTGTCGAGGACCAGATGTGTACCACTCGTAAGTTCTATCAAAAACCCCGGCATCCCCGGACTGTCCTTCTTGCTCCGAGTGAGGGTCATCAATAATTAATAGGTCGGCACCTTTACCCGTTACAGCACCGCCAACACCAATAGCGAAGTACTCACCATTCTTGTTGGTGCTCCAGCGTCCCGCCGCCTTTGAGTCTGACCTTAACTGAAGGTCTGGAAATACCGACTTGTAATCTTCTGAGTCAACAAGGTTTCTCACCTTACGACCAAACCCTACTGACAACTCAGCAGTGTGTGCCGTCTGAATGATTTTCTTGCCGGGGTATTGACCAAGAAACCATGCAGGTAACAAGTAAGATGCAAACTCAGACTTGGTGTGTCGAGGTGGCATGTTGATGATCAACCGCTTTAGCTCGCCTCTGGCAATTCTTTCAAAGGCTTCAGCCATAATCTTATGATGCCGCCCCTCAATAAAGGCTGGCCACATGTAGTTAACAAAGCCCATGAAGGAGTCTTGTGCTGACTCGACCCTCTTGGCTGTTGCTATCTGATCGATTATCTCTGCGGCCCGAAGTTTTGTTTCCGGGCTTGCGCCTTTTAGTCGCTTAGCAACTTCTGGCGTTAACTCCATTTCACGTCCTGTTAGGCGCTACCGCCTTTTCCGCTAGGCGAAGATCCGCCAGTGCCGCCCTTGCTTGCGCCCGCTGGGGCGCTAGGGCGAGATGGACTGTAATAGCCTTGGCCACCACCAAACGCCCCATACCCATCCTGACCTGCTGGAGAGGACATGTATGACATCCCCGGCCCCGGCGATCCTTTTGATGGGCCTTGGTTATAGCTTAGCCGCCCCTGCTGTGGCATATAAGGGGGCTGATAAGAGGGCTGGTAACCCATGCCATAGCCTGTAGCGTATGGGTTGCGGTTAGGCCCAAACTGACCGAAGTACTGGGGTGCTTGGTTTGGGTTACTCTGATAAGGATTTTGCCGTGGAATTGCTGGCCTTACGACGTTGCCGCTCTGGTCTCGCACGTCACCATATTCCGTGGTGGTTGTCATTTGATCTGGCAAGACTGCACCCGTTTGCCCGTCCAGAGTCGCACTGCCGGGATTGAAGCTCGCAGGAAAAACGTCAGGCACCGGACGAGGAATGTTGGGTGGCTTGTTTGGATTCATCCCCGGCGGAAGGCTCACCGTATCGTCAGGCGATCCGGGGCTGAACGGGGGAATTTGTGGCCGTGGATCTGGTCTTACTGTCGGATTAAACATATCTCGGTATTG